AGGGTTTTATGGGTTCGGCCTGATCCACATGATTGGAGGGCTGGGCAAAGCAGCCACTTCAATTTTGAGGCAGTTGATCGATGCGGGTACATTGGCGAACCTTCCTTCCGGATTCAAGGCGCGGGGTATCCGCGTTCGTAATGACGATGAACCAATTGCCCCTGGCGAGTTCAGGGACATTGACGCTCCTGGCGGAGACATACGGAATTCAATTATCCCACTCCCGTACAAAGAGCCGTCGGCAACCTTGGCGCAACTTCTTGGTGTCCTTATTGAATCGGGCCGCAGGTTTGTGTCCATCGCTGATCAACAAACTGGTTCACCGGGATCGCAACAACAGCCAGTAGGTACCACCGTCGCTCTACTTGAGCGTGGCATGAAAGTGATGAGCGCAATCCATAAGCGATTGCACTATGCACAGAAGACCGAGTTCCGCCTACTCGCAGGCATTATCCGTGACTATATGCCACAGCAGTATCCATACATGGTGCCGGGTGGTGATGCTACGATCATGCAGTCAGACTTTGACAATCGTGTTGACGTACTGCCTGTCTCTGACCCAAACATTTTTTCAATGGCGCAACGTGTGACACTGGCACAGACTGAGCTGCAACTAGCGCAGTCGAATCCGGAGATGCACAACCTGCACGCGGCATACAAGCGTATGTATCAGGCGTTGGAAGTACAAAACATTGATGACATCTTGCCACCACCACCCCAGCCTCAGCCAACAGATCCGGCAATCGAGAATGCTCGTGGGTTAAGTGGTCAGTTATTGCAGGCATTTCCAGAGCAAGACCATGATGCACATATGATGGCTCATGTTGTTTTAATGCAAACCCCGCTTGTGCAAGCTTCGCCTCAAGCGTATGGAATGTTCTTGGCACACATCCAAGAGCACATCGCATTTAAGGCTCGTGGCATGGTTGAAAAAGAAATTATGCAGGCAACTCTTGAGTTGCAGGGTGCAGCTCAAATGGGCGCAATTGACCCTCGTATGGCCCAAGTACAGCCTCAAATCCCGCCTGAACAAGTCGAAACACGCGTAGCACAGGTTCAAGCTGAATTGCTTGCTCAAATTATGCAGCAGATCAACCCTCAGCAGCAGGGCGAACAAGACCCACTGGTTGCTATCCGTCAGCAAGAGCTTGCGATTAAGGCTGCAGACGTAGAACGTAAGGCGAAGCTTGATCAAGCCGAGCTTGCACTTGAACAGCAAAAAATGATGCAGCGAGCTGCGACAGATGCTGCTAGAATTGAATCTCAAGAAGAAATCGCGGAAAACCGCAATGACGTTAACATGGAGCGTATATCCGTGCAGAGAGAGAATATGATGAGACGTAATACGACGTAGGAGTAAGCCGCGATGCTCTTTGAGGCCATTGCTGCAGTTAAACTTGCAAATGAAGCGATTGGGGCCGTCAAAGAACTTTGCGGGCACATCCAGTCCGTTGGCGAGATGGGCCCTCATCTCGTCAAACTCTCAGATGCAAAAGAACAGTTAGAAAAAGACGCCCAAGATGGAGACATGTCGGCGTTTTTTGAACTCGAACGCATCCGTAATCATGAAGCTGAAATAAAACAACTTTTCATCTACCAAGGCCGTGCCGGTCTTTGGGATGATTATCAAAAATTCATGGCTAACCGGAAAGAACTCAAGCGGAAAGCAATAGAACGTGAAAAGGCTCGTGTACTGGCTAAGAAAAAAGCCATTAAGAGAGCACTTTTGTATAGTGCTGTTGGCGTTTTTACTCTCGGTATGTTGGGCGGGGCCGTGGCCTTTTTACTTTGGCTTATTAGTCTTAAAGGCGGGCAATGAATGAGCGACCTGTTTATCAGTCCTTTTCATCCTGCTTGGAGGAAGCCCGACGTTGTGTCTCCCTTAACACCTGCCCAGGCAAGTTCAAAGGAGCATCCATCTATAGACTGGCAGAAGCCCTCGAACGGATCGACGCCAGACTTAATCGTATACGACAGGCTCGCAAGAGTCAGGGAGTATAGACATGATCACATGGGTACTATTTGTTTTATTATTGGAAACTGAACGGTATTATATAATGCCGCAAGGTCATTACATGACAATGAAAGAGTGTTTTGAGGCGCGGGAAGCTGTAATGCGATCTGCACCACAACCAAAGATGAACTATGATGCGATCTGTATTCAGACAAATCAGATCACAATGCAGTAACACTGGAGAAAACCATGATCGGTGTAATTGGTAAAATTCTTGGGTCGGAGAAAGTCATTAAGGCAGGGCTTGATCTTATTGACGACATGCACACATCCACGGAAGAAGAGATAGCGGCTAAGTCAAAAGCCAAGATTGACCTGATGAATGCCTATGCCCCCTTTAAGCTGGCCCAGCGGTATCTTGCTTTGATGTTTGGATTAACATTCTTGAGCAGTTATGTTTTAGTCCTCGCCATGACTATCTCTGGTCAGGGTGATCCCGAGGCCGTGACAAAGGTTATGGAGCAGTTTAGTATTAACTACGCGATGCTGATCATCTTAGGCTTTTACTTTGGTGGTGGTGCTGTTGAAGGTTTCTTGGACAAGAAAGGTAAGAAGTGATGCCGGGTAAGAAAAAACTTACAGATTTAACAGGTGATGGAAAGGTCACTAGAAAAGACTTTTTGAGAGGAGCTGGTGTTCCTGGGTTTGAAGGAGGCGGAAAAGTTTACCGTGATGCTCCGATGGAGCCTGTCACTGGTGAAGAAGAAACTTCTGCTTTTATGGACGAAATGTTATTTGAAGATCGTCGGTTGAAGGACAAAAAATCTAGGTCCGCTAATTCTATCTCTGATAGAGATGTGGCACGAGCTAAAGAAATTCTTGGTAATGCTAAGTCCGCTAAGTCCGCTAATTCTATCTCTGATAGAGATGTGGCACGAGCTAAAGAAATTCTTGGTTATTCTAAAGGCGGCAAGGTCCGCGGCTGCAAAGGCGTTCAGGTTTCTGGAAAAGGTTTTAAAGGTACGTTCTAATGTACAGCATCACAATCACAATGGGCGGTATGCCTGTTGACAAGATGGAAGAGAACGAAGAGGGCAAGAACTGCCCTGTCGCCACTCAAGACCCAGAAGTTAACGACGCGAACAAGCAGAAAGCTGTAGAAGAAGCAAACTACCGTGATCCACAAAACGATGGCGGTTTTCGTTTATCTGAAGTGTGCGGCAACTGTGAATATTACAACCAAACATCATCAATGATGGAGTGTATCGACGCGGAGGAAGAGTCCGAGGTTGGTTACTGCCAGCTCCTCAAGTTTGTTTGCCAAGCAACAAACACCTGTGATTCATGGGAAGAGGGCGGCCCTATCAAAGATGATGACGTCATGTACAACAAACAAGATATTTTATAATGGATGTTGTTCAATTCGCACAATCATTGTATAAAGTCCTACGAGAACGTGAATTCGATTTACGGAATCAATTGGCAAACGGTATTGCTCAGAACTATGAGCAATATCGCAGTATGGTAGGTGAGCTTCAGGGTATTGCTACTGCCATCGACGAAATAAAGACCCTGCTGGAGAAAAGTGAAGACGATGTCGAAGACCTCCTTGCTAGTTCCGGAGCACGTCGCCGCTAGTTTAGCTGCTGAAGAGACTGCGAAAGAACCGAAGAAAGATGGACCATCACTCGAAAACGCCTATGTTGAAGAGTCGAACCGCGTCCTAGACCCCTCCCTCCTCGATAAATCATTGAAAGAAAGACTGCCAACTCCTACGGGATGGCGGATTCTTGTGATGCCTTATCAGGGTCAATCCACCACTGAAGGTGGGATATATATCCCAGATGAGATCCGGCAACGGGAACAACTGGCTACTGTTGTGGCTTACGTTCTTAAAATCGGGCCATTGGCATATAAAGATCCTGCTAAGTTTGGTGATTGCGAACCTTGGTGTAAAGAAGGTGAGTGGGTTTGTATTGGCCGCTATGCGGGTTCCCGATTCAAGATTGATGGCGGGGAAATCCGGATTATTAACGATGATGAAGTCATTGCGACGATTCTTGAACCAGGAGATGTGATGAATGTCTGAAGAAGAAAAGAATGAAATCGAAGAAGTAGAGATTGATTTACCCGAGAGTGAGGAAGCTGACTCCGGGGAAACTGTTGAAACTGAAACCAAACAAGAAGCTCAAGCAGAGCCAGAACAATCTGGTGAAGAGCTTGAGAACTACAGCAAGAACGTCCAGAAACGTATCAAGAAGCTAACGGAAAAGTATCGTCAGGAAGAACGTGACCGTGAAGAAGCTGTACGTTTAGCGCAAGCACTGCGAGAAGAAAACGAGAAGTTAAAGACTCAGGTGCAAGGTTCACAGCAAGCACATTTAACTGAGTATGGCGCACGTTTAGACAACCAATTAAATCTTGCTAGACAGGCTTATCGAGACGCTCATGATCGTGGCGACATTGATAAGCAGTTTGAAGCACAACAGATGATGAACCAAATTGCCATTGAGCAAGAGCGGTATCGTCTCGCTAAAAAGCAGCAAGAAAAACTGCAAGTAGAACGCGCCCCAGAACAGCAGGCTGCTCCTGTACAACAACCTGTACAACAAGAGCGTGTTCCAGAGCCCGATCCAAGGGCCCAGGACTGGGCATCAAAGAACGAGTGGTTTGGTCAGGACGAGGTCATGACGTATGCCGCTTTTGGAATTCATCGTAAACTTGTCGAAGAAGAAGGGTTTGATCCTACTTCCGATGAGTACTACAATGAAATAGATCGCCGTATTGCGTCGGAATTTCCGCACAAGTTTGGTGGTCAAAAAGGGAGAAGTGGACAGGTCGCATCTGCTGACACTTCAGCATCTCGAAAACCTACAGGGCGCAGGAAAGTCAAGCTCAGTCCATCTCAGGTGGCGATAGCCAAGAAGCTTGGTGTCCCGCTTGAAGAATACGCTAAGTACGTTAAGGACTAAGGAGACTGACATGACAGAAACAAATCGCACACCACGCGCAGCAAAGAATCGCTCAACTGAAGAGCGCAGAAAACCTTGGGCCCCACCGAGTCGGTTGGAAGCCCCGGAAGCCCCAGAGGGCTATGTACATCGTTGGATTCGCACTTCGATGCGTAACGAAGAGGACACGATGAATGTCCACACAAAACTTCGTGAAGGATGGGAACCCGTCCGCGCTGAAGAGTATCCCGATTACGATTACCCCGTCATTGACGAGGGTAGGCACGCAGGAGTAATAGGTCAGGGAGGCTTAATGCTTTGCCGGATTCCTGCGGAAACAGCAAGAGAAAGATCCGAGTATTACGGGCTCCGGACCCGCGAGCAAATGACTGCTGTTGACCAAGACATGATGAAAGAACAACACCCTTCAATGCCGATGCATAGTGATAGGCAGAGTCGGGTTAGTTTTGGTGGTCGCAAAAGCGACAGTTGATAAATTTTACGAGGTAAAAACTCATGGCAAATTCTAATGGAGCCTTCGGACTGCGTCCGTATGGTATTTTAGGTTCAGCACCTAACTCCACTGGTTTGACCGAGTATCGTAT